TGTGCTATAGTATCCTTATCGTTTATTTTACGACTAATGGCAAACAGAGTAAAAGGTGTCACCATGGCATTTATACGGGAAAAATACCCTAATTTTGATAATGAATATCATAAAGTATGGAGAGCTATTTGCAAAAAAAGACTTGCTGCTCTTGATGGTAGAAAGTCCACTTCTGGTAGACTCACTGGAGTTATGGAAGAATGTCGTCAATTTTTTCCATATCTTAATGTGGATGAGATGGGTACAGTGGCAAGTTCAATTTCTGATAAATTTAGATATAGTCTTGGACTTGAAGATTGGGATCATTGGAGATTAAAACTTCCCAAAATCTTTGGGGATTCGGAAACTTCTAGTGGTACAATTGTGACATTATTTGAGACTGATTCTGACGGAATACCACAAAAAATCTCTACAATGCCCAAAAATCAAACTTTCACGGTCTCTGTTACTTCTGATCAGGGAGACCATCTTTTTAAAATGTCTGGAGTTCCCAGAGATATTGCTATGACTTCTATTTCCGAGATTACAAAGTCACTTGCATGAAAACCGAATAAGAAAGTGGGGAGAGCAACACTCCCCATTTTTTATGTTCTCCAATATATACTAATGATGTTGCCTTCGGGGACATTATTCACTTACAGACGCTTTAAGGAGGTCTATTATGTTTGGAACAAGTACATTTACTATGACAGTACCACAAACTGCAAAGTATCTATTAGAAATTCAAAAAAATAGTATTGGAATGGATGAGTGGTTGAAGAGGTTTGAAACTGTGTTTGAATCACACACAAACTATCCGCCACATAATTTGGTTAAAGAAAGTAGTGTTGATTTCAGATTGGAAATTGCACTTGCAGGATATAAAAAAGAAGATATTGAAGTTACTACAGAATGGAATAAACTTTTTGTGGAAGCAAAAAAAATAGATGATTCTGATGTTGAATATATTCATCAAGGAATAGCAAAAAGAGCATTTACTCGATCTTGGAATCTTTCTGATGATGTAGTGGTTGGTGATATTTCATATGTTGATGGATTGCTCACCATCAAACTAAATAGAGTTATTCCAGAACATCAGAAGAAAAAGGCATATCAACTCAACTAAATAGTATTGATCTAAACTATCGTCGCCGCAGGGAGGGAACTGGCAAAATCCAGTTGCACCTCCCCTTTTTTTGTGCTATAATGGTTGGAGAGGAGGAAATAAAATGGCAATCAAACTCGCTTTGCTAAAATCTGGAGAGACCGTCATCTCCGATATTAAGGAAATATTTTCCAATGATCCCCTGAAATCTATCCTTCAGGGATATCTATTCAAAAATCCTCATAAGGTAAGTACACAACAACCTATTCTTCTTACTGAGGAAGTATATCCTAGTAATGATTCAATTCAGGTTGCACTTTCTTCTTGGATTATGCTGACTAGTGATACTGAAATTGTAGTAGCACCTGATTGGATTGTTGCTATAGTTGAACCAATCAAATCTTTAAAAGACTTATACGAGGAAAAAATTAATGACAAAACAAGTGAAATGTTTACTTCTGAAAATTGATACAGTATTAATTACAGAAATTATTGAAGTTGGTTCCGAACTTGGAGAACCTGATTGCAAATTGATCAATCCATATGAATATTTTGGTGAAGGAGATATGAGACCCTGGCCTGAGGTTACTAATCAAACTGAATTGATGATTCATTCTGATAGTATTCTTACTATTGCAGATCCAACTCCAGAAATTATTGAAAACTATCTTAAACTAACTGCATAATGCGCTTTTACACTAATGTCCAGATGGTTGGGGACCACTTCTTGGTTCGTGGTTATGAAAATGGTAGACATTTCATGACCCGTGAGAAGTTTTACCCGACTCTTTTTGTCCCCTCAAAAAAGAATACTCAATACAAAACCTTGAATGGTGAATATGTTGAAGCAGTACAACCAGGAACTGTAAGAGAATGTAGGGAGTTTATTAAGAGATATGATGGTGTAGAGGGATTTGATATTTCTGGAAATGACCGATACATCTATCAGTATATTTCTGAGACTTATCCTGAAGATGAACTCAAGTTTGACATTAGTAAAATTAAAGTTACAACAATTGATATTGAGGTTGCATCTGAGAATGGATTCCCTGATGTAGAAAGTGCTGCCGAAGAAGTATTGTTGATTACGATTCAAGATTATAATACGAAACAGATTCGTACTTGGGGTCTTGGTAAGTTCAATAATCGGCAGACTAATGTAAACTATCGTTCCTTCACAAACGAGTATGATTTGTTGAACGACTTCATTAGTTGGTGGATGATTGAGGAGAATACTCCAGAAGTCATTACTGGTTGGAATAGTGAACTGTATGACATTCCATATTTGGTTCGTCGTATAGACCGTGTTCTTGGTGAAAAACTGATGAAGCGAATGTCTCCTTGGGGACTTGTAACTGAAAGTGAGAAATTTATTTCTGGTCGTAAGCATATCTCTTATGATATTGGTGGAGTAAGTCAACTTGATTATTTAAATCTTTATAAGAAATTTACTTATAAAGCGCAGGAATCTTATCGTCTTGACCATATTGCTTCGGTGGAACTTGGTTCTAAGAAACTTGACCACTCCGAGTTTGATACGTTCAAAGACTTTTACACCAAAGGTTGGCAGAAGTTTGTAGAATATAACATCGTTGACGTAGAACTTGTTGACCGTTTGGAAGACAAGATGAAGTTGATTGAACTAGCTTTGACGATGGCATATGATGCTAAGGCAAACTATGCTGATGTATTCTCTCAGGTTCGTATGTGGGATACAATTATCTACAACTATCTGAAAAAGAAGAATATTGTCATTCCTCCAAATGTGAGGTCTGACAAAGATTCTAAGTATGCTGGTGCATATGTGAAGGAACCAATTCCTGGTGTGTATGATTGGGTGGTATCGTTAGATTTAACATCTCTATATCCTTCTCTTATTATGCAATATAATATTTCTCCCGAAACTCTCTTAGATGAAAAATATCCAGGAATAACTGTCGATAAATTACTCAATAAAGAAGTTGTCATAGAAAATATTGAAGGTAAATGTGTTTCTGCAAATGGTTGTATGTATGATACGACTAAAAAAGGAATATTTCCACAACTCGTAGAAAAAATCTTTAACGATAGGCAATATTTTAAAAGGGAAATGTTAAAAGAAAAGTCTAATCTGGAGGTAATTGAAGGAGAATTAAAACGAAGAAAAGTTGACTTAAATACTCCATAATATAAATAATAAAAAGTGTTCAAGTCGAATGAATTATTTAAAATCTTATTGTAAATTGATTAGGAATGCCGAAAGTAGAAATTGGAAGAGAAAATGTATTGAATTTTACATTGAGGAACATCATGTTTTCCCGGTTTCAATTTATGGGAAAAATAATAGAACGGTTTTATTAACTCCAAAAGAACATTTTTTAGCACATTGGTTGCTTTATAAAATTTGTTTGAAAAGATATGGAATTAGAAATAATAAAACCTTTAGTATGGGTTCTGCATTTGCTATGATGTGCGTTACTAATGATTTACAAGAAAGAAAATATACATCAAGACAATATGAAACAGTTAGAAATTGTTTGTCCAATATTAGAACTGGAAAATCTAGGAATGATATGAAGGGTAAAAAATATTTTGGGGCAAGTGAAGATTCTATAAAAAATGGAATAGAAAAAATGAGACAAAAGAAAATTGGAATGAAGATAGAGTATCCTAAAAATAGAAAATCTGCACCTTGCTCTATAGAAAAATCAAAAAAAATATCAGAAACTAGAAAAAATACAAAATTAAAATTTATATCTATGAGTGAAGAAGAATTTAGTGTGTGGATTTCTAATCAAAATCTTTACAGGAAAGATGGAGCAAGAAATTCAAATGTCACTAGAGTATTGATGTGGAGAAACCTGTCTTTGGAAAACTATTATGGAAATTGATTATTCTAAAATATCAACAGAAGAATTAAAAAAACTTCGTCAAAATTGTATTAAAAATATTTCAAAATATACTAATAATCAAATGGCGAGAAAGATACAAATCAATAGTTTGTACGGGGCAATTGGAAATCAATGGTTTAGGTATTTTAAATTGGCAAATGCTGAGGCAATCACTCTTTCGGGGCAGGTTTCAATTCGTTGGATTGAAAATAAATTGAATAAGTATTTCAATAATATACTTAAAACAGATGAAGTAGACTATGTTATTGCATCCGACACTGATTCTGTATATTTGAATATGAGTCCATTGGTAGAAAAAATTTATAAAAATAAAGAAAGAAAAAATGAAGATATAGTTAACTTTTTAGATAAAGTTTGCAAATCAGAACTTGAAAAGTATATTGAAAGTTGTTACCAAGAATTGGCAGACTATGTAAATGCCTACGACCAGAAGATGCAGATGAAACGGGAGAATATTGCTGACCGTGGAATCTGGACTGCTAAGAAACGTTACATTCTCAATGTTTGGGATAGTGAGGGTGTTCGTTATGATCAACCTAAACTGAAGATGATGGGTATTGAGGCAGTTAAATCTTCTACTCCTGCTCCTTGTCGTCAAATGATTAAGGATGGTCTAAAACTGATGATGAGTGGAACTGAAGAACAGGTGATTAAGTTTATTAATAAGTGTCGTACTGACTTTAGAAAACTTCCACCAGAGCAGATTGCATTTCCAAGAACTGCTTCTGATGTTCGTAAGTATCGTTCTCATTCGGACATTTATTCTAAAGGAACACCTATTCATATTCGTGGAGCACTTCTTTTCAATCATTATATTACGCAGAAGAATCTTACAAATAAATATTCACTTATTGGTAATGGTGAGAAGATTAAGTTCATTTATCTCAAAAAACCAAATATCATTCAAGAAAATATCATCTCTTTCATTCAAGACTTTCCTACAGAACTGGGTCTTGACAAATACATTGATTATGAACTACAATTTGAAAAGAGTTTTCTTGAACCACTTAAATCCATTCTTGATGCAATTGGATGGAAAACCGAACATACAACAACCTTGGAGTCATTTTTTAACTAATGGATTTTTTAAAAGATATAGTAAACGAAATCGGTGGAGAATACACACAACTTGCATCAGAGATTGACGAAACTGAAACGTATGTGGACACCGGTAGTTACATATTCAATGCTCTTGTTAGCGGGAGCATCTTTGGTGGGGTATCTGGTAATAAAATTACTGCAATTGCGGGCGAATCAAGCACTGGAAAAACTTTCTTTAGTTTGGCAGTCGTTAAGAATTTTCTTGATAATAATCCTACTGGATACTGTCTGTATTTTGATACTGAAGCTGCAATCACCAGATCCTTATTAGAGGGGAGAGGCATTGACACAACTCGCTTGGTTGTTGTCAATGTTGTCACTGTAGAAGAGTTTCGTGGAAAGGCACTGAAAGCAGTTGATCTTTATATGAAGAAACCCGAAGCAGAACGCAATCCTTGCATGTTTGTGCTAGATTCTTTGGGAATGCTTTCCACAAGCAAAGAGATTAATGATGCTCTGAACGACAAGGAAGTAAGGGATATGACCAAATCCCAACTAATCAAAGGTGCATTCAGAATGCTTACTTTGAAACTGGGTCAGGCAAATATTCCAATGATTGTAACCAATCACACTTATGATGTGATTGGTGCATACGTCCCAACAAAGGAAATGGGAGGTGGTAGTGGTCTCAAGTATGCTGCGTCTACTATCATTCATCTCTCTAAGAAAAAGGAAAAAGACGGAACAGAAATCATTGGTAATATCATCAAATGTAAGACTGCCAAATCACGTTTAAGTAAGGAGAATCAACAAGTTGAAGTTCGTCTTTATTATGATGAACGTGGTCTTGATAAGTACTATGGTCTTCTAGAACTTGGTGAACTTGGTGGAATGTGGAAGAATGTTGCTGGTAGGTATGAGATGGATGGTAAAAAAATCTATGCAAAACAAATTCTTGCCGAACCTGAAAAATATTTTACTCCAGAAGTAATGCAGGCACTTGATGAAACAGCACGAAAGGAATTTAGTTATGGTTTATGAAAAACATCAGAATTATACAAACTGGTGTTGATATATCCAGGATATTGAATCAATTACACCAATATACTGAAGATTGGGGATCTCAAAAAAATATTGAGAATACCGAACAGCAAGATCCATCAAAATACACAACAACTGCAGATGTACTGCAGTTAGTTATGGGTGGCATTACCAAAGAGGGAGAATATGTTGGAAATACTGAAATTTGTATTAAAACTCCAGCATATGAAAGACATACTGAGATTCTTAAATTTGTATTTGATAGATTTAAGAAGTTAAGACGATGCGCCTTTTTATCGCTTCCGGTTGGTGAGATGGTAGGTTCTCATATTGACGAGGGAACTTATTATCTCACAAAAGATAGGTATCATCTTTCCATTCAGGGAAGATATGAGTATGCTGTTGGGGATGAAGTTGTGATTATTGAACCTGGAACATTTTTTTGGTTCAATAATAAACTTCCGCATAGTGCAGTGAATATTGGAGACAACGTTAGAATTACATTTGTATTTGACGTACCTCATCATAAGAAAAACTTATAGTTAAAATAATGGAAAGACTTGAAAATACGATTCTCCGAAACCTTGTATACAATGAAGATTATTCTAGAAAAGTTATACCTTTTATACAACCCGAATATTTTGAGCAAAGGTCTGAAAGAGTAGTCTTTGAGGAAATCGTTCAGTTTATTGTCAAGTATAATTCTGCAATTACCAAAGAAGCACTTGGTATTGAGATTGAGAACCGGACTGATTTAACCGAAACTGAAATTAAGGATATACGTGAAATCTGCACATCACTTAATGATTCGGTAGTGGAGAAGCAATGGATGCTAGATACTACGGAGAAGTGGTGTCGTGACCGAGCAATTTATCTTGCTCTGATGGAATCAATTCATATTGCTGATGGTAATGACGGGAAGAAAAATCGGGATGCAATTCCTGGCATTCTTTCCGATGCCCTAGCAGTATCTTTTGATAATAACATCGGTCACGACTATCTACAAAATTATAGTGAACGTTATGAATTCTATCACCGAAAAGAAGATAAAATTGAGTTTGATCTGGAATATTTCAACAAAATCACAAAAGGTGGCCTCCCTAATAAGACTCTCAATATTGCTCTCGCTGGTACAGGAGTCGGGAAATCCCTCTTTATGTGCCACGTTGCTAGTGCCGCGTTGCTACAGGGCAGGAACGTACTCTACATCACTCTTGAGATGGCGGAGGAACGAATTGCGGAAAGAATTGATGCAAACCTTCTCAATGTCCCGATTCAGCAATTGGTTGAACTTCCACGTTCAGCATTTGAGAATAAGGTAACAAGTATATCTAAGAAAACTCAAGGAACTCTAATCATTAAAGAGTATCCTACTGCTTCTGCACACTCTGGACATTTCAAGGCACTTCTCAATGAACTTGCTCTTAAGAAATCATTCCGACCTGATATTATTTTCATTGACTACCTTAATATTTGTGCTTCCAGTAGGCATAAGGCGAATGGTTCTGCAAATTCTTATTCGTACATCAAATCAATTGCGGAAGAACTTCGTGGTCTTGCAGTGGAATTCGCTGTTCCAATTGTTTCCGCTACCCAGACTACTCGTAGTGGTTATGGTAACTCTGATGTTGAACTTACTGATACTAGTGAGTCCTTTGGTCTCCCTGCTACTGCTGATCTTATGTTTGCCCTTATTAGCACAGAAGAGTTGGAAGGATTAGGGCAGATTATGGTCAAGCAATTGAAAAATCGTTATAATGATCCAACGGTCTTTAAACGTTTTGTTGTTGGTATTGACCGTTCCAAGATGAGACTTTATGATGTAGAACAATCTGCACAGAAAGACATACTTGACAGTGGACAGGAGGAGGAGTATAATTATGAAGAAAGCAAACCAAAAAAATCATTCGAAGGATTTAAATTTTAAATATGGCAACTATCGAACCTAATAAGTATATTGAATTTGTTCGTCAAACCACTAGTCCGGCAAGTAGTGAATATCCAAAACTTGTTGAACGTTTGAATGAACTGGAAGGGCAAGGTGCTGATGTTTCACGTCTGATGACTGCTGCATTTGGTATGAGTGCCGAAGCAGGTGAGTTTACCGAAGTAGTTAAGAAGATTTTCCTTCAGGGTAAACCTTATAATGAAGATAATATCTTTCATATGAAGCGTGAACTTGGAGATCTATGCTGGTATTTGGCACAAGCATGTATGGCATTGGATATTACCTTTGAGGAAGTTCTTGAAATGAACTATGAGAAACTGAGTGCTCGTTATCCAGAAGGTACTTTTTCCGCCTATAAATCTGAAAATAGAAAAGATGGGGATGTGTAAAAAATATGTCTATTCTTGGAAAAAGGAAAGGAAAACCAATAACAAGAATCCAATTTGATGCAATTCTTAAGAGATTTTTAGTTTTCTTAAAAAGGGAATTGAATTTGACTATTGATATTCCCTACATTCTCATCGATGATGTCGATTTCTCAAAGAAAAATATGGCATTTGGTATGATGAATAGTGATGGTATTATTTACATTAGTATTATTAATCGTCACCCATTAGATATCTTAAGAACTTTTGCTCATGAGTATGTTCATTACAAACAATCTATTAGGGGTAAATTATTGAAATCGAATCCTGGTAGTCCTGCTGAAAATGAAGCAAATGCAAAAGCAGGAGAAATCATGAGAAAGTATGGAAAACTTCATCCAGAATTATTTGATCTAATGTCAATTAGGTGAAATAATTTTTTTTTTATGTGACAGTTGGCAAACTGGACCACACCTCTTACAATGTCCCTCTAGAGGTGCCATAATGGTCTTGTGAATAAAACCTTTTAATGAAAAACACTCACCTCGAACACGCAGAAGATTCTATCCTAACGGGAAACTTAGAAGTATTAGATTGGTTCGTCAATCCTGGACATCTCAGTGTTAAGATTGATGGATCTCCTGCAGTATGCTGGGGAACCAATCCTGCGACTGGTAAGTTTTGTGTTGGGACCAAAAGTGTCTTTAACAAAGTAAAGATTAAGATTGCACATTCCCACGAAGAAATTGATCAATTCTACACTGATAAAGTTGCGAATATTCTTCATGCTTGCTTCGATTATCTTCCCCATACAGAGACAATCTATCAAGGTGATTTCATTGGGTTTGGTGGAATGAATGAGTACACCCCCAACACTATCACTTATCAATTCCCCGAAGTAGTAGAACAAACTATCATTCTTTGCCCACACACTTGCTATTATGCTCAGAACGATCTTCGTGATGCTGTTGCCATGCCTGACCGTGCGATCTGGAATGATACTGAGACAGTCAAGTTTGTGAAACCGAAGGCATCTATATTTGCCGGGGCAGAATACTTTGCCGACCTTGAGGAGGTGTGTAAGTTTGCTAAAGTGATGGCAGTTTGTGTTGAGTTTGTGACTCCTAAAGTTGCGGCACAAATCAAACAGCAATTGAATGTCTGCATTCGTGAGGGTAAGGAAGTTAATCCTGATGATTTTGAGAATCCTAACCTGATTCAGTTCTGGAAGTTGGTTAAGTCTATCAAGGAGGATGCACTATACCTTTGTCGTAATGATGGACCTGAAGCATATATTGGGAAGGACCGAATCGACTCAGAAGGTTATGTGATGACCAATGAGTTTGGTATGTTCAAACTTGTCAATCGTGAAGTATTCTCTCATGCCAACTTCACAATGCAAAAGAATTGGTAGTCATAAATATAAGTATATTTTATCGTTTATGACTATTTTGATCCCGGAAAAATGGAATAAAAAATGAAAAGTTTTTCAAAATTTATAACTGAAGCATCAAACAGTAAAGCAGTTCAACAAGCAACTCGTATGGGTCTTGTTACTGATGGTCATGGTGGATGGTATAATAAAGCGACTGGAGAATTTAGTGCAAAAACTTTTCAAGGTCAATTAAAATTTTATAACAAGCGCCAAATAATAGGTGGAAAAGATCCTAAGCAAACTGAACAAGAGAAGAATTTATCTCAAACATCTTATTTACAACCTGCACCTCAACAACCTGCTCCTCAACAACAAGTACAGGAACCAGTTCCACAAGATCAAGTTCCTATGGATCAACAACAAGTTCAGGAACCATTGCCGCCAGAACCATTTACTCCCCCACCAGTTGAAAAAACATTGGGAAATTTGACAATTGCTTTTGGACGTTTTAATCCACCAACAGTTGGTCATCTTCAATTGATGGATACTGCTGCAGCCTCCGCAGAACAGGATCAGAGTGATTATATCATTGTTCCTTCTAGAACTCAGGATGCAAAGAAAAATCCTTTGGATGCTGATACCAAAATTTATTATATGAGAAAAATGTTCCCTCAGCATAGTGAGAGAATTTATAATGATGTCAATATAAGAACTATCTTTGATGTTCTCAAAAAAGCACATAATGATGGATATTCGAGTGTAAGAATTGTTGGTGGATCTGATAGAGTTAAAGAATTTGATAAACTAGCAAATAATTATAATGGTAATCTCTACCAATTTGACAATATTGAAGTAATTTCTTCTGGTGATAGGGATCCTGATTCTGATGGAGTCGAAGGAGTTTCTGCATCAAGAATGAGACTTGCTGCTGCAGAGGGAGATTTTAAGACTTTCCGTGTCGGTCTTCCTCCAGAAGTTTCTAGAAAAGATGCAATGGAACTTTTCGATGTTCTTCGTCAATCTATGGGAATTGAGCAAATTCAACAAGAAGGATATGATATTTGGGAAATCGCTCCTAAATTTGATGCAAATTCTCTTCGTGAGAATTATATTTCTGAAAATATTTTCCAAATTGGACAATTAGTGGAAAATTTAAATACGGGTCTTGTTGGGCGCATTATTCGTAGAGGAACTAATTATTTAATTTGTGTCACTGAAAGTGGAATAATGTTTAAATCGTGGATTAAGGATATGATGGAAACCAAGAAATATACTGAAGTCAAAATGGATAGTGAAATGAGATTACCAGGAAAACCAAATACTTTAACTGGAACTCTCGGTGCATTTAAATATGCTTCACTTCAGACTCCAGGTGCTATTGGAACAAATAGTGATTACTTACAAATTGGTGGAAAAGCGTATGGTATTAATTTCATAAATAGATTTAGAAAAAAGTAAGTATTAAATTTTCCAATGACTACTAAAATTTTTGAAGAATTTCCTTCTAGAAGAAATGATAGAAGTGCATCTTCTAGTCCAGAAAGAAAAGGAGGATCCGGACCTACTGATATGAAAGGTAGGATGGAGAAAAAGGTTCGCCAAGCAGTTTATGATATTCGCTATCGTGCAAGAAGAGAGGGAATTGATGTAAAGCAAGCATATTCCCAATATATGCAAAATAGTAGTCTGAATGGGCAAGAAAGAAATCTAGTTAAGGCAAAAATATTTGGTAGACCTATGGCAGAAGATTATAAAATTGAAGAGTTTGCATCCAGTTCTGTAGCAAAAGCACTCTTTAAAGTTTTTGTTGAAGGTGTAGAAGAAGAATCTACTCTTGGTGAGGAGTATATTCAGGAACTTAACAGTATGCCTGATAGAAAATATAAAGTTAGAGTAACTGATAAAAACGGAACTTCTTATGTTCGTTATGCAACTCGTCAAAAAATTAGTGATCTTCGTGCAAATCCAAATATTGAGTCAGTTGAGATGACTGAGTATGGCGAACCTTATGAAGGTGAAAGAACTGGAGGTAAACAAACTGCTGCAGCAAAAGCAGGTAAAGATTATGATGGTGATGGTAAGGTCGAATCCGGTGCTAAAGAATATCGTGGATCAGTACATAATGCAATCCAACGTAAAAGGGGTGGATCTCCTGATGGTAGAGATACTTCTAGTGTAAAGGAAGATCTTGATTTTTTTGAAGAAGGTAAAAAAAAAGATAAAAAATTTGATGTAATGCGTGGAAAAAATGATAAACGTGTGAAACTTTTCCCAGAAACCAGTAAACCACAATTTGAAGAATTTGTTCCAGATAAGCATAAAGGTCTTCCAAAACATGTTCAAAAAGAGGAAACTGCTTGCGATTCTTCTGAACCACAAAGAGATACTAGAGGTGATTATGCAAAAACCAACGTTATCAAAAATAAATTGAGATCTGCATTGGGTGTTAAAAATCCTATTGTAATGGTTTCTAATGATAGTGATGTTAAAGAAGGTGTAGGATTGAGCGTTGGAATTTCAAAACTTGCTGGTAAGATTGGTGCAAATCCAAAAACCTCTGCAGAACAAGGTGCAAAAAATTTCCAAAAGAATTTTGCAGATCCAGTTGGTAATGCAGTAAAAGGTGCTGTACGCGCTGTTGTTCAACCTGCAAATATGTCTCCTGAAGCACAAAAAGCAAGAAATAATAAGTATAGACCTGAAGAGGTTGAATTTGAAGGTGAAATGATTGATGAAAGAAGAAGGGAAGACAAAGGGACTCCAAGAAAACCCCGTGATCGCGCAGTAGAATTTGTAAGGTCTCGAAATAAAGAAGGAATGATGACCGGAAGTGGTAAAACTATTGCCCAACATGAAAAAGAAAGGGGTGTAAAAAAGGATCGCACCAGCGAAGTTAATCCAGAACCACCAGCAAATCCACCTGCTAAAAAACTTGCTACAAAAAAAGCACAAGCAGAAAGACAAAGAGAAATAGGTCGTGAAATGCAAAGTTCAAGATTTGATTGATTTTTACTAAATAAGACAGGATCCTTCACACGAGGTCATCATGTCAGCACTCATCGCATGGGCACTTGATAATCAAGCACTTATCGCAACTGTTCTTTTTGCAGTTTCTGAAGCACTTGGAGCAAACCCAAAAGTCAAGTCAAACGGTATTCTTTCGCTCATTCTTTTACAAGTCCAAGGACAACTAAAAGCAAAGGGTGGTAAAGATCTAACACCTTAATATTTGTTATAATAATTTGAAAGGAGACCAAAAGTAAAGGTCTCCTTTTTTTATAAATATTACTAGAAAAAGAACTATAGGTAAGTCACATGTCACTTTGGGGCATTTCAACAGCATCTGAAACTGCGGCAAATAATTACGCAATTCCAAAATTCCAACTTGAGACTGATCGTAACACAAGTCCTTGGAATACTTTCGCAGATGTGCGTGGTTGGGTTCAGAGAAGATATAAAACTACAGTAAATTCTGGAATTTCTACTCGTTACTTTGATGAGGTTTTAGTTCCTGTTACTGGAATTAATAGTACTAGTGCAGTAGGAGGAACTGCTGGTATTGGAACTGCCGGACCAGTTGCTGTTTTCTTTGAAGATCCTAACCAAGCATCACCAATTTCTGTTGGTGGCGGTGGAACTACTGGTATTGCAACTAATACTACTGGTTATGTTCATGTAGTGTTTAATGAACTTGTATTTGCTGGTGCTGGAGCAACAGTTCGTATTCGCACATTTGATGCAAATGATGCTAATGAATCAACAGCAATTGTTGGAACTGCCGTATCAAATACTGGAACTCAATATGCTTGGGCAGGACCTGCTGCTGCTCATGGATCGCCAGATGTATATACTGGATATAATGGTCAGATTACCAATAGAGTAGCATTTGCATTTACTTCACCAAGCACTGTTCTGACTGCAAATGTTAATTTCTTAACTACTACTATAAACTCTACAGTTGCTGCCGGTTCTACTGTAATTTACGTTGCTAGTCTAACTGGAGTTTCGGCAGGAAGTTCAATTAGTGTGGGAACTGCGATCACAACAAGATCAGTAGTTGCTGTTGGTGATACCTTTGTTACAATTGGAACAGCATCTACGGTTGCATCTGTAATTGGTATTACTACTGCTGTTACATTTAGCACAAGAACCAGTGCAACAAAACTTAAAATTGATATTTCAAGGGGATTTGTCGGTGTAATTACCGATGGTTCAAATGGTGTTGGTGTAATTAGTTCATTCACTTCACAATTTGGAGACGTTATTCTTCGTAACGTTGGTGGTGCTGGAACCACTGGATCTGTTGGACTTGGAACTACCACATTGACAGTTAGATAATTAATATGAGATTTGATGAGTTGAATGAAAGTAATTATTTACTTTTTGCTATAAAATTCTATGATAATCCCCAGGCGGTTACAAAAGAAGATTTTGAGGATGATCTAAAGCGAATTAAATATATAAAAAGATTATTGAAACGTTATAAAAATACAGGTGAACTTAAGACTCATTTGATCTTAAATCACCTGACTGTTTTATTCAATGTTTTTGATGATGCTGCAGTTCCATTACTTTTTTATAATTTAGATAAAGAACTTTGGGCATCCATTAAAAGCTTTTTAGTTTTCTTAAATAGACTTCCAGAATATCCAAAAACTGAGATTAATAATCTAGAAGAAGATTCTGAGTGTTCATCACAATTACAATCAATCTAATGGAAAGTAAAATAAATAGAATTATCAATATGATTCGTAATCTCAAGGAAGATGGTGCAGTTGGTGGAGCACCTACCAATTCTGTTGGAGATGGTGGATTAACTAGTAGAGGTGAAAAACTTGCTGGTTATGATAAAGTAATGGGACTTGCAAGACGAACGCAAATAATTGGTAAAGGTAAGTTCCCCGGTGCTAGAACACGCTGGAAAAACACTAACACTAACAATAGCAATTAGAACAATGTTTCAATCATCATCTACAGATACTAAAATAGCCGTGCTAGAAGAAAGATTAACAGTATATGAGCAGATGATGGAGAGGATTGATACCGCAATTCAAAAGATTGGTGAGACAAGTCAAAATATCAGTCAAATGCTTGCTATTCATAATGAGAAGATTGAGCAGTGTAACCGAACAGATAATATAATTGTAAAGATGATAGAGGATATTAAAGTATCATCAAAAGAACAACATGACCAAATAAGTGAAAAGTTAGGTGAAAGACTAGAAAAAGTAGAAGAAAAGGTAGAAGGTATTTCTAAGTTTAGATGGCAAGTATTGGGTGGTTTAGCAGTGGTTGCCATCTTTATTAAATTTGCCCCCCCAGCATTCAATCTCTTGACACCGCGTCATGCTCCTGCTACAGTAGAAAGAACGAAATAAAGCACCCTTCATAATGGATTTGATTGATTCCAAGTATATTGGATTAGTATCATCGCGTCTTCAAAAATTCAAAAGGGTTAAATCGGATTTGTACACGTTCCGTTGCCCGATTTGTGGAGACTCTCAAAGGAACAAAAATAAGACAAGAGGTTATATTTATTCAGTCAAAAATAATACAAACTTCAAGTGTCACAACTGTGGAGCAAGTTTATCTTTCAATAATTTTCTTAAGCAGATAGATCAAACTCTCCATAAACAATATACTCTTGAAAAGTTTAAGGAAGGTCATACTGGTAAAAACTTTGTGGTCGAAGAACCAGTATTTGAGTTTAAGAAACCTACCTTTAAGAAAAAATTGGATTTGCCAAAGGCATCCGAGAACCCTATTGCTAAACAATATCTTGAGAAGAGACTTTTAAATCCGGAAAAGTTTTATTTTGCTGACAAATTTCAGGCATGGACTAACACTCAAAAACCTACATTTAGTAGGATTGTGAGAGATGAAAGTCGCATAATAATACCATTACACACTAGAGAAGGTGAAGTTTTTGGTTTTCAGGGAAGATCTCTAGGTCCTAGCAATGTTAAATACATTACAGTGATTTTAGATGAGAGTATTCCTAAAGTTTATGGTTTAGAGGAGGTAAGTACAGATGAAACAATCTACGTCACAGAAGGTCCATTTGATTCAACGTTTGTCAAAAATGCCATCGCAATGTGCGGATCGGATATTCTACTCGATAGTCTTAATTTGGGTGATGATATTGTGTACGTCCTTGATAATGAACCCCGCAATAAGGAAATCTGTAACAGGATCTCCAAACTCATCGACGGAGGTAAGAAAGTAGTTATTTGGCCAAAGGCGATACCACAAAAGGATATTAATGATATGGTGATCGCTGGACTTTCTGTTATGGATGTGTTAAAATTGAATACATATAAAGCACTTGAAGCAAAAATCAAATTCAACGAATGGAAGAAGGTATGAGTAACGGAACAAGCGTAGTTAAGAGAAATGGGTCGGTTGAGGGTTTAGATTTAAATAAACTTCATTTAATGGTAGAGGAGGCATGTAAAGATCTTGCTGGAGTGTCTGCATCACAAGTTGAGATGCAATCTGGTATTCAATTTTATGATGGAATTACCACTGGGGAAGTTCAAGAGATTTTGATTCGTTCTGCATCAGATTTGATTGACTTGGAACATCCTAATTATCAATTCGTTGCTGCTCGTTTGCTTCTATTTGCTCTTCGTAAGCAGTTGTTTGGTCGTATGCACGAGTGCCCCACTGTTTTTGAACATACAAAAAAATGTGTTGAATTGGGTGTCTATGATGCGGAGATTCTTTCTTTGTATGATGCTGAAGAGTTTGAAAAACTTCAATCCTATATTGACCATAGTCGTGATTATTTGTTCACATATGCAGGTCTTAGGCAAGTTAGTGATAAGTATCTTGTACAAGATCGTAGCAGTGGACAGATTTATGAAACTCCACAGTTCATGTATATCTTGATTGCCGCCACTATTTTTTCTAAGTATCCAAAGGAAACACGTTTAGACTACGTTAAGAGGTATTATGACGCAATCAGCAAGCACAAAATCAACATCCCAACGCCAATCATGGCAGGAGTCAGAACACCACTTAGGCAATATGCTTCTTGTGTTCTCGTTGATGTTGATGACACCCTCGATAGTATCGGTCACTCTGATTTGGCTATTTACAAATATGTTGCTCAAAGAGCTGGAATCGGTATCAACGCAGGCAGAATCCGTGGCATCAACAGTAAAATCAGAGGCGGAGAGGTACAACACACAGGTGTTGTCCCCTTCCTTAAAAAGTTTGAAGCAACTGTACGAAGCTGCACACAAAACGGTATCAGGGGTGGTTCTGCTACAGTCCACTTTCCTATCTGGCATCAAGAAATAAATGATATTCTTGTTCTGAAAAATAATAAGGGAACTGAAGATAATCGTGTTCGTAAGTTAGACTACTCTATCCAAATCTCTAAACTCTTCTATGAACGATTTATCCGCAACGAAGAAATTACACTCTTCTCCCCACACGATGTTCCTGGTCTGTATGATGCTTTTGGCACTGATAGATTTGACGACCTTTATGTGGGTTATGAACGAAATGAATCTATTCCAAGAAAAACTATCGGAGCTCAAGAACTTTTTCTGGACCTCCTGAAAGAAAGAGCAGAAACTGGTCGTTTGTATATTATGAACATTGACCATTGTAATTCTCACTCATCCTTTATGGATAAGGTTTCGATGAGTAACCTTTGTGTTTCTGGTGATACCCAAATTACAATTCAGTTTTATGTTGATAAAATATTGCAGCATATACCTCTTCTTTATGTAAAAGATTATGTGAAAAAAACAATTAGTATCAAAAACTTGGATGGTTATATTGATGACCCAAATTATAAGAATTTAAAAGTTCTTTCTTATAATACAGAAACTAATAAAGAAGAATGGGCACCTATCACTGCATTTGCGGAAACATCACCGAAAGCAAAAGTAATGAAAATTGAATTTCCGGGTCCTGTTTCTGGACCCAGAAGTATCGTCATAACTCCAGAGCATAAGATTTATACTAAATATCGGGGTTATGTAATGGCAAAAGACTTACAACGCAACGATATAGTCAAATTTAAAGGTGGAGTTGAAGTATATTGTACAGGAATGTTGGGTATGTATTCTAAGATTGAATACTTA